GCTGTCAACGACACTTGCAAACTACCGTAAGCAACTTACGGACAACATCTTCACGGCTCGCCCGCTGACCTACTTCCTCACCGATAAGGGTCGTCTGCGCATGGTGGACGGTGGAACCAAGATTGTGGAACCGCTCATCTACGGTCAGAACAGCACTGTTGCTTCGTACTCGGGTTACGATACGATTGGTCTGACGGCTCAGGACGGTATGTCTGCCGCCGAGTACGACTGGAAGCAGTATGCCGCTAGCATCGCTATCTCGGGTATTGAGGAAGCGAAGAACAACGGTGAAGCGGCTATCATCAACCTCCTTGAGGCGAAGATTATGCAGGCTGAGGAGTCCATGAAGGAAGGCTTCAACCAGATGTTCTTCGGTGATGGAACTGGCAACTCGGGCAAGAACTGGAACGGTCTTGGCAACCTCGTTGAGTCGGGTAACACCGTTGGTGGAATCAACTCGGCTAGCGGTCAGGGTAACGACTGGTGGCGTTCGTATGAGGAGAACACCGCTGGTGCTTTGACCCTCGCTCAGATGTCCACCGCTTACAACAGCGTGTCTGTTGGTAACGACCACCCCGACATGGTGCTCACGACTCAGACCCTGTTTGAGAAGTATGAGAGCCTGCTCCAGCCCCAGTTGCGTTACACCGACACCAAGACGGCTGACGCTGGCTTCCAGAACCTGTTGTTCAAGGCGGCTCCTGTCGCTTATGACGTTCACTGCACCGCTGGTGTCGTGTACTTCCTGAACAGCAAGTACCTCACGCTGGTGGGTCACACTGGCAAGTGGTTCGCTCAGACGGATTTCGTCCGTCCCGAGAACATGGATGCCCGCTATGCGCTCATCATGTCTTACGGTAACCTGACCTGCCGCAACCGTGCGAAGCAGGGCAAGTTGACCGCCAAGACTGCCTGATAAACACATTCATCCCAACAAGGATGGCACCCCTCACCCTATGTGGGTGGGGGGTGCTGTGTTGTACGGGCTTCTATTGAACGATGTGCCTATTGTATGACGAAAAGTATCCCTGCTTACGCCCTGTATGGGGCACCAGTAAATAGTATGCGGCTCGCCCATGCGGACGGTGCTCGGCTGGCGGCACCCAGCGCACCGTATGTGGGGCGTGGCAACAAGTGTTCTGCGAACGACGACACCTGTGAGGGGATGCGTGCCAAGAGCACCGAGTTCTGTATGGGGCATCTGCGTGCCAAGCAATCTAGCGACAAGAAGTTTCTGCCAGAAACAGACCCGAAGGTGGTGACCGATGCCCCAAGCGAGGATGACACGCACTGACATTATTGATGCCGTCCGTGAGATAACCGAGATGGATGCCAACGATGTGTCGGACTCCATCATTGACATCTATATTCGTGACGGCTATAACCGTATCATTGATTTGGAACGACGCTGGTCGTTCCTAGAGTGCTCCTTCACGTTGACCACCGTCGCCAATCAGGGCGACTATACGGTAGACGATTTCACCGCCGATGAGATTCGTGAAGTTATTGCTGTCGTGGACAACGAGAACAACCGTCTGGAGTATGTGGCGTATGACACTGCCGAGGATGCGATTATTGACAGCAACCTGAACACTGGTGTGCCTACGTTCTATTCGTTTTGGGGCGGGAAGATGTTTCTGTTCCCGACACCTGTTAGTGCGACTCCTCTTTCTGTCCGCGCTTACCGCTATCCTACGGACTGGGTGACGAACGACACCGCCCCTGATGGGGTTGTGTCGTTTGATATGGCGTTGGTGTACTATGCCATCAGTCGTATCTATCAGGCTCAGGAGGAGTTGAATACTGCCGCCACTTATGAGCGGATGTACTCGGATACTGTAACGCTGGCTCGGCGTGATTTGACACGCCCTCCTAGTTCTGCCCCCGTGGTGTTTGCTGGCGGAAAGAATCTGCGTATGCTTAAGGGCAAGACTGGCTATGGGTATTACTGGTAATGTTGCGTGCTATCAGGGTTGACGATTTTACTGGTGGTTTGAATCTTGATTCAAACTCTTTTCAGGTTGCCAAGAATCAGAGTGGCGACTTGCTTAATGTTGATCTGAATCCTAAGGGTGGTGTTTCTTCTCGTTGGGGTTTCGCTAGGAAGCATACGTCTGCTATTGGTGGGCTTGCCGCTGGTGCGTTTATCCCCTCTAAGTTGTTTACTTGGTCGGCGGCTGGCAACAAGTATCTGTTGCTCGCCGCCAACGATGCCATCTATCATTCCACGGGCGGGAACTTCACTAGTTTGTCTGCCCCAACAGATAACGATTTCGGTGCGAGTTTTACGAACTGGGACCGTGAGGATGATTCGCTACTGTATATTGCTAGGGGGTCATCTTATCAGACTAGCAAGTGGGATGGGACTACGCTGACTACTTTGACTGCCAGTGGTACGGGTGCGTGGCAGAATAACTTGACAACTCCGACTGGTACTCATGCTCCTAAGGCGGAGCATATCGCCACCCATGTTGACCGTCTGTGGGTTGCGGGGACAACCGAGAACGGTGCTACTTATCCGAACCGTGTGCGTTTCAGCCATCCTTTGTTCCCTGAGTCGTGGCGTGAAGATGACTACATTGATGTTGCTGGCGGTGGCTCTAGGATTACCGCTATTGTGCCGTTCGGTGGACATCTGTTGGTGTTCAAACAGAGGTCTGTGTGGGCTGTGTACGGCTACAGTGAGGACACTTTCCAGTTGGTTGAGTTGACCAGTCGTCTTGGTGCGGTGAACCCTAATGCTGTTGCTGTTGCTGACCGTGGTGTCTATTTCTTTAGCAATCCTGACGGCGTGTTCATGTATGACGGTCGTGGGTTCTCAGACATTTTCCAGAATATTCGTCCGTTGGCTATTGGGTCTGAGATTAATGAGTCTGTTGTTAGTGCCATTACTTTGGGGTGGGCTAACAGGCGTGTGTATCTAAGTTTGCCCAGTGGTGAGGATGCTACTAGTGCGACGATTTATGATTCTACGACTGTGACTTATGATGATGAGGAACGCAAGTATGGTGGTGCGACTCGCGCGACTCGCCCCACTATCAACTTTGTGTATGACGAGTCTGTGGGCAAGGGTGCGTGGACTGCCTATAAGACTGCGGACGGGTACGGATTGGTGACACCGACCGATTTCACGGATGTGGATGGTGGTGTGTTCCATTTGGCTGTTCACCCGTATCAGCCTTATGTCCTGAGTATTGATAAGCGTGAGAATGGTGCTGTGGATAATATCACTGGCACTAATGCTGGCTTTGAGTCGTATTATGTGACGGGCTGGCAGGATGCGGATAATGTTTCTGCTAGAAAGTTTTGGCGTAGACCCGAGTTTGTTATGCGTCAGGAAACGGATGGCACTAGTTTGTCCGTGGAAGTGTACCATGATTGGCGTGCCCGTGAACTGATTAAGACGTTCACGATTACACAAGTGGGTGAGGAAGTGGGTGCCGAGTCTTGGCAGTCTTGGTTGGACCCCGACTTTGGTGCCACACATTCCAAGGCTGACTCCTTGGGTGTGGCACGTTCAGTCCAGTTGAAACTTAAGGGCAACCAGTCCGATGGTTGGGCTGTCTATAGTTTGACATACAAGTTTAATCCTAGGAAGATTCAAGCGTGATGCCTCGCCGTACTTGGACTACCCCCATGTTGCCTCATTTCGCTGGTCCTGATGCTAGGTCCACGGTCAACGGCTTTCAGTCGTTAACCGAGTATTTGCGTGGACACATTGGGTTCTGGGGTTACTTTCAGGGGACCACAGATGCAAACGGTCATCTGATTGTGACTCATAACTGCGGGTTTGAGCCTGATGGTATTCAGATTACTCAGAAGTTTGTGACAGGCACCACACCGCATGAGCAAGGTCCCTTCCATGTCCACGACCTAAATGAGGATACTGTGGATATCCACTTTTTGAAGAAGTCTGGTAACAACTCTTCCAATGAGATTCATGCTGGCTGGTATTTGATTCTTCCTAAGGTTACTGAACGATAGGACTATTAGTGATGGCTACTGATTTTTACGATACAAGTTATGAGATTCAGCGGGCGAACGCCCAGCGCACTCGTGCCCTGAAGAACCTTCAGGCTCAACAGCGTGCGTCTAACTTGGGGTTGTCTACGTCTACTGCTTTGCGTGATGTGAACCGCCAGTATTCTCAGGGGCTGGAACCTAGGGTGTCTACGTTTGGTCGTCGTGGCTTGGGTCGTTCTGGTTTGTTTCAGCGTGCGATGAAGGATTATGCGACCGCCCAGCAGAGGGCGGTTGGTGACATTTATGCTCGTCAACAGCAGGAGTTAGCGAACATTGATTTAGACCAACAGCAGGCTGACCTAGAGTTGCAGAACGCTTTGGAGACTTTACAGTTACAGAAGCAACAGAAGATTATTGAGGATGCCGCACGGCTGGCAGACTTCACAGGTTTTTACGGTTAGGAGTTATCATGGCTGAAGATTGGTACGACCCGTTTGGCACGCAACAGTCTACGACTGTTCCGTCCTTGGGCAACTTTGCTCGTCAACCCGCTGGACGTTTCTTTACGGGGACACGACCCGCTAGTGCTACTGGCGTATATGTCAGCCCGATGTCGCAACCGTATCGTGCCCCAGCGTATGATGGCGTGATTCGTGACAGTCGCCCGTATATTCCCGCCACAACCGCTACACCCGCTACGCCTGCTGGTGGTGGTGCTGGTATGGATATTGAGACTAGAAGGGCGTTGAATGTTGGGGGTCGCCCCCAGATGGGGTTGACCGCCGAACAGGAAGCGGCTAGTTATCTTAGAACTCTTGATGGCGGTCTAAACTTTGGCACCTCTGGTGGTGGCGGTATGTCCCGCCAACAGCAAGCGGCTATGCGTGCCATCCAAACCCTTCAGGGACGACTGACTGCCCCTAGCGAAACTGATGCGCTTCAAGCACGGCTAGCAGACATCTACAAGCAGGCTGAGGACCGTATTCGTGCCGCTGGCATGGAACTGGGCGGTGCTTTGTCCACGCCTACTGTGGCTAGAACTGTTACGCCAATGACCCCTGTGGGGTCTGTGGCGATGTCTGATTATCTGAACGCTATTGGTGCCAGCGGTGCCGATGTGTCGGCTCAGCAGGCACTCAGCAACGCCATTATCGGCAATATTGCTGGCAACGCCCAACAGTATGCTACTGGTCTGAATGAGGCTAATGAGACTGTGCGTCGTGCGTTGGCTGGTGCGGTGCCCGCCAACCAGTTGGCTGGTATTTCTCAGGCTAGTTTGAATCGTGCCGCTTTGGAGTCTCGCCTTGCGGCTCAACGTGCGCAGGAACGTCAGGCTGTTCAGGACCAGATTCTTGAACTGGCTCTCAAGTATGGGGTGAATATCTGATGAACGAAGAACAGTTGAGACTTTTGCTACAGATTCTTGGTGGACAGGCTGGCACTACGTCGCCTCTGTTTAACGCTGGAGCACAGTTGAATGTGTCCCCCAGTTCTATCACTAGTGCTCTGAACCCTGAGGTTCTGTTGGCTAGCGGTCTGATTAACCCTGCTACGCTTGGTGCTGGTATTGCTGACACCGAGCAACAGTTGCTACAGGAGTTTCTGGCAGAAACAACCAACAATGTTCCTGTGCCTCTTGAGATTACGCCCATGTGGTTCCGTGATGTGACGGGCAACTATGGTGTTCAGGCTGTCAGTGACCCTGCTAGTGGTCGTCTGGTGTTCGCCCCTACTGCTGGCAACGATTTGTCTGACTATATGGCGACGCAGTTTAACGCTATTTCTAGTGGTGAGATTACTGCTTCTCAGGCTAAGACTGCTTTGGCTGATTTGGTTTCTAAGGATGAAGCCTATAAGCCTTTCGCTAGCCAGTTGTCCAGTATCCAGAACGCTTTGGATGCCTTTGAGAAGAAGTCTGAGACTAGCAATAATGCGGCTTTGAAGTATGAGTATGACAGGTCGCAGGCGGCTAGTTCGGCTGTGGCTCCTACCCGCCAGCAGGCTTTGAACGAATACTATAAAAGTATCGGAGTTCCGCAGTTGGCTTTGCTTGGTGACCCTAGTGTGGGATATCAGATTCCGAGTCAGGTGTTTGAGCGTGGACAGAAGATTAAGGACCTTGAGGCTGAGTTGGCTAAGCAACAGCCCCTCATAAAGCGTGGCGAGAACCGTTATGGTGAGGGTGCGGCTTATGCGAATAAGCAGGCTGAGGTGTATGCGCAGAAGGC